GAGTCCTTCTGGTTTTGGAACTTATAAAGAAGGTGAAACAGTTTATCAAGGATATTCATTAGATACCGCTAGTGCTACTGGTACAGTATTATACTACAGTAATACCACAGATCAAATGGTAATTACAGATATAAATGGTGGCTTTAAAACAAATACAGAAATCATAGGATTAGATTCTTTTGCAGAATATACTCTATTATCAGTTGAAGGTGCAAATGCAAACAATAAGATGGTAACAATTAATTCTTATGTGAACCCAGCAAATGCTACAATTAACTCAGCATATACTATTGTGACAACAGTGACGGAGTACAACAGTGACTAAATTTGAAAAAAACATGAGTGAAATTTTTGAAGTAGAGCCAAAACAAATTGCTAGTACAGATATCGTAGTTAAAGAAGAAAGACCTATTATTGAAGCTGAATCTAAACTAGATAATGATTTGGAAAAAGACTACAAAAAGGTTCGTCAGAATTATGAAGAAATTATAGAAAAAGGTGTTGATGCTATTGATTCTATTCTTGAGATTGCTAGAGAATCTGAGCATCCAAGAGCTTTTGAAGTTGCTGCTACTATGATTAAGAATGTGGCAGATGCGAATGAGAAACTCATATTGCTTCAAAAGCAAATGCGTGAAATGAACAAAGCAGCAGGAAAAGAAACACAAAGTACTAAAATAGATAAAGCAATCTTTGTTGGTAGTACAGCAGATTTAAACAAAATGTTAAAAGGAAAAGAATGATTTACTTTAAGCATTTAAGAGAAGAAATACAAGAAAGACGAGATCCAAAATCTAAGACACTTCATGCATTTGATATGGATGAAGTGTTGTTTCATCACGATCATTCAAAACTAAAAGTGCATGTTAAAGACCAACATGGTAAAAGAGTAGAATCATTAACAAATCAAGAGTACAATGATCACAAATTAAAACCAAATCACAGTTATGATTATAGTGAATTCAAATCACACAAAGTATTCAAGAAATCTGCTCATCCTATTCACAAGATGATCAATAAACTCAGAGCGATTCACAAGAATAATAAAAATGTTGAAATTGTGACTGCCCGTTCTGATATGGATAACAAGCATGGTTTCATGAAAACTTTGAAGCATCATGGTATAGATGCAAGACATATTCATGTTCGCAGAGCAGGTAATGTTGGTGCTGCTTCACCAGCAGAAGCAAAACATAAAGTCATTGGTGATCTAGTTAAAAAACATGGCTATAAGAAGGTGCATTTATATGATGATTCTCATGCTAACTTAGAGCATTTCAAAAAACTAAAAGACAAACATCCAGATGTTGAATTTCATGCACACCATGTTGAACATGATCCTAAAACTGGTAATGTAAAAGTAACTACTACTAAAGCATAAAATGAAATTCAAAGAATTCATTAAAGAATCTGCTGAAGAACACACATCAGAATGGATGTCTAGCCAGGAGTTGGCTAAACATATACCAAAGACAGCACACAAACAAATCCATAAAAGCAAAGAACATGGTATATTAATGAACCATGATCTTGCACATGGTGGCTCTGGACATTTGAAATATAGAATCAAAACAAAGACATATGATAAAAAACATGAAATAAAAGATGTTCAAGTAGCCTCAGCAAAAAAAGATAGGGACGGATTTACACATCATGCATCTTTTGCTTTATATTCAAGAAGTGCTAAAGCATTTCGGCACGATAAAACTAATATGGAAAAGAAGATAACTGTTCCATGGTATACTCCTTCTGACGAAATTAAATCAAGATATAATAGATAATGTCAATCAATAAAGACTCTTATAGAGACAATCCACTCTTAAAAAGAGCAGGAGTAAAACTTGAATACACACAAGAGCAAATAGAAGAATACATCAAGTGTTCTAAAGATCCTATTTACTTTGCTGAAAAATACATTCAAATCGTCAATGTCGATGAAGGCTTAATGCCATTTAAGATGTGGGATTTTCAGCGTGAGATGATTAAAACTTATCATGAAAATCGTTTCTCGATCACCAAATGCCCTCGTCAAGTAGGAAAAACAACTACCACAGTCGCCTATCTGCTTTGGGTATCCATATTTCAAGACAATCAAAACATTGCGGTTCTTGCTAACAAAGGACAACTTGCAAGAGACATTCTAGGTAAGTATCAGTTAGCATATGAAAATCTTCCTATGTGGTTGCAACAAGGTGTCATCACATGGAACAAAGGTTCAGTAGAATTAGAAAACGGTTCTAAAGTTCTTGCTGCTGCTACTTCATCATCAGCAGTTCGTGGAGGTTCTTTCAATGTAGTATTCTTAGATGAATTTGCATTCGTTCCTTCTAACATTGCTCATGAGTTCTTTAACTCAGTTTATCCTGTTATCTCATCTGGTAAAACTACTAAGATTATTATTGTATCTACTCCAAATGGCATGAACTTGTTCTACAAGTTGTGGATGGATGCGAGAGAAAAAAGAAATAACTATAAGACGTTTGAGATTCATTGGTCACAAGTACCAGGTCGTGACGATGCGTGGCGTGAAGAAACTATTCGAAACACTTCCGAGCGGCAGTTTCAACAAGAATTTGAAACTGAATTCTTGGGTTCTACAAACACACTGATTTCTGGTTCAAAGTTACAACAATTGGCATATGTTGAACCTGTAGAAAAGAAACGAATAGCCAAAGAAGAAATACTAGATGTATATGAACGTCCTGTAGTTGGTGATGGTGAAATGACCAAAGACCATGTATATGCAATCTGCGTAGACGTTGCTGAAGGTAAGAACATGGACATGTCTGCACTTTCAGTTATAGACATATCAGAAACCCCTTACAGACAGGTTGCGAGGTATTCCAGTGCATTTATATCACCTGTTCTCTTTCCTACAATTATATACAACACGGCAAAATACTATAACAATGCCTATGTGCTGATCGAGGTCAATAATACTCCACAGATTGCCGAGATTCTACATGGTGAAATGGAGTATGAGAATGTACTTAAAGTACAGACTGGTAATAAAAAGGCTCAACAAATATCAGCAGGATTTGGTAGAGGAGTGCAGTTAGGACTGAAAATGAGTAGTCAAGTCAAACGAATTGGCTGTACAAACCTAAAGACACTCATAGAAACAGATAAACTTATCATAAAAGACTTTGAGACTATTTCAGAACTCACATCGTTCATTTCTGATGGTACAACATGGAAAGCAGAAGAAGGAAAAACAGACGATGTGGTAATGACTTTGGTTATGTTTGCATGGATGACTACTCAGAAATACTTTAAAGATGTTGTTAATCATGATTTGAGAAAACAGCTTCAGCTAGAAAAACTTAGCCAAATGGACGAAGAAACTATTCCAGGACCTATTATAGATAACGGATTAGATGTTCCATTCTTGGTAGAAGGAGGAGATGTGTGGGTTACAGGAAATCAAGGCGAAGTTTATGCTGAATACTTTAGAGAAATAATGAGAAACTGATATATTCTAAATAGTCAAATGACCATAAAACATATACACCACATAATTCCTAAACACATGGGCGGAACAGACGACCCATCAAATTTAATAGAACTCAGTGTGGAAGAACACGCTGAGGCACACAAATTTTTATATGAAAAATATAATAAAAATGAGGATTATATAGCATGGAAAGCATTATCTGGTCAATTATCTAATCTGGAATTGATGAGAGAAAAATCTGTTCTGGGTGGAAAAAGTACAAAAGGAAAGAAAAGAAATAAAGAATTTTGTGAGAATGCAAGAAATCGCAGGTTAGGAAAAAAATTGTCTGAAGAAACAAAAGAAAAAATTAGATTGAGTAGATTAGGACAACCCGCAAGATTTAAATCACACACAAAAGAGTCCAAAGAAAAATTAGCTAATTATGGAAAAACATTGCTTGGTGAAAAAAATCCGTTTTACGGAAAAAAACACTCAGATGAAACTAAAAAGAAAATCAGTGAGAGTAAAAAACTAAAATCAAGCAAATCTCTAAATATATGATGCATGTTTTTTAATTCATTTTTAAAATAGGAGAATACAAATGAGTATTCAGTTATCTCCAGGAGTAAGCGTTACCGAAGTTGATTTAACAACTGTCGTTCCTTCGGTTTCCACATCAACTGGTGCATTTGTTGGTAATTTCGAGTGGGGTCCAGCAAATGTCAGAGTCACAGTAGATAGTGAGAACACTTTGGCTAGTGTTTTCGGTACCCCAAATTCAAACACATATAACTCATTCTTTACCGCAGCAAGCTTCTTAGCATACTCAAATGACCTGCGTGTAGTTCGTGCAATTGGAAGTAATACGACAACAGCTACCGCAAATACAGACGCTTCAGTTCAGATTGCAAACGAAGATGTATATGAAGTAAATTATCTGCAAGGAGATAATGGAAATGCATATGGTGCTTTTGCTGCAAGATATGCCGGCGCAGCGGGAAATGCAATTCAAGTAGATGTTTATGATGATTCATCATCTGCTACATTTGCAAATACTAACATTACTTCTGGTGGAATTTCCAGAGCATGGTCAAGTGTTGTTAATGGTGCTCCAGGAACATCAACTTATACAAGTGCTGCTGGTGGATCTAATGATGAATTCCATGTTGTTGTTACAGATAGCTCAGGAGCTATTACTGGAACCAAAGGAAGTGTTCTTGAAGTATTTCCATATGTTTCAAAGGCAATTGATGCGGTAGATGGAAATAATCAAACTACATATTGGAAAAATGTAATCTTTACAAATTCCAATTTTATCTATGCTATGGATCCTGTTGACTATGCAAATACTTCTGCAACATGGGGTGACACAGCAGCAAATACAGATTTTGCAAGAACGTCAACAGCAAGCACTACACTAAACATGTTTGGAGGTGCGACTGGTGCAGTAACAGATGGTAACATACAATCTGGATATGATTTATTTAATAATCCTGATGTTGTTGATGTATCACTAGTTTTAACCGGTGATGCTAGTGTTACCGTACAACAATATGTTATCGACAATATTGTCACAGCAGCAGGAAGTGTGACTGGTCGTTCTGGAGATTCAGTAGCGTTTATTTCTCCAAGAAGCAGTGATGTTGTTAATCAATCTGGTAGCGAAACAAATAATATTAAGAATTGGTTGAATTCACTAAACCGTTCAAGTTCTTATGTTGTTGCTGATTCTGGATGGAAATACATGTACGACAAATACAATGGCGTATATCGTTATGTTCCACTGAATGGTGACATTGCAGGTCTATGTGCATTTACAGATCAAGTTCGTGATCCTTGGTTCTCACCAGCAGGATTCAATCGTGGTGCAATCAAGAATGCTGTCAAGCTGTCTTGGAATCCAAATCAAACACAAAGAGACATTCTGTATCCTCTAGGAGTTAACCCTGTCGTTACCTTCCCAGGACAAGGAACTGTTCTGTATGGTGACAAAACATTGCAATCTAAGCCTTCAGCATTTGATAGAATCAATGTTCGTCGTTTGTTTATCACTCTTGAAAAATCAATTTCTAGAGCAGCTAAGTTCTCGTTATTTGAATTTAACGATGACTTTACAAGAGCCCAATTTGTAGCACTTGTTGCTCCATTCCTGCGTGATGTACAAGGTCGCCGTGGTATCTTTGACTTCCGTGTTGTCTGCGATACAACAAACAACACGCAACAAGTTATTGATAACAATCAGTTTGTTGGAGATATTTACATCAAGCCTGCTCGTTCTATCAACTTTATC